TATCTATCGCCACATATCCCTCTGGATTAGTGGCCTTGAACCCATTGGCTGTCTTAATGAACGTACCAATAGACTTGACCTGATCCAATTTGTTCACGATCAGAGACTTGGCCTCAACCAGTAAATTCTGAAACTTAATCACGCTGGTCAGTGTCATAGTGTATTTACGCAACTCACGAATGTATTCCTTCTGCATGTCCTCGTATTTCTTCTTACCCTTGCTACTCTTTGCCTTGTCAATCTGTTTCTGTATCGAGTCATATACCCATGCCTCATATCCCTTGGAATGAGACATAGGATTGGTAATCTTTTGCCCTGCTCGGACCTTACTGTTGTTATAGGTCTTTAACGATGCTCCTGCCAGCGTACCAGTAAACTGCCCCTGTAGTTTTAGAAATCCTCTTAGTTTGTTCGCATTGATCTTCTGAAACGTTCTGCCTGTATCACTCAATATACTGGTCACATCCTCTGTTTCTTTTTTCGTGAACGTGGCCGTGCCACTCGTATCCTTATAGGTTGCATCATCCATCCACACACTAGAGGGTTTGCTCAATCCAGAAATATCAACGCCAAATGATGCCGTCATGTCCTGTAGAGCGTCACCAGTGTATGTTGTGTGCCAAACGATACCAATCTTCGCTGCTTTAACTTTTTTACCGAAATCACTATCCACAAGAACAGCATATACAATTGTATTGGGTTGAAACGTATAGTATGAATTACCATCAATATTAGTAGTCTCCACATCATCAGTGAACATTAGATCACCCTGTAATACACCCTTGATGCCCAACTTACTCAATTCCGCTAATGCGACCTTGAACTTTGCATTTAACGTACCGCTCAGATCAGCATCAATTTCTGCATCAGTCTTATACAGTTTAGGAGACACATTGAATACAGACTTTTTTGCAACAAAAAACTTATTATCACTAGGATCAATACCAGCAAAGATAGCTGGCGCACCATCCCATTTGACAGTCATATTGACAGAAGAACGAGTTGCCCCAGCCATCATATCCCGTAGACTACGAAGAAAGTTAATCGCTGCTCGACCACCATCAACACCATAGTTCAATATCTCATCTTCTAGGTGTTCAAGATGAAGGTTCTTGCCGCCTTTATCCTCAGCTATCATCTGTTTAAATTGTTTCATGTCACTATTATACTCCATATGCAACTACGAGTCAAGTACCTTGTATTTAGTATGATAAATAATCACATGGCAAAAGCAAAATATACACCCTGCATCAAGGTATGTACGATGGACGAATACGGATACTGTCTCGGCTGTCAACGCACAGAAGATGAAATAGTAGGATGGAAGTATAGATCAGAAGAACAACAACTCGCTGGTATAGAAGTATTACGAGATAGAAGAATCGCAAGAGCAGATGGACATTACTGATCTGTATCAAGAAATAATACTTGATCATTCTAAAAACCCACAAAATTTTGGTACACTCGACAAATACACATGCACAGCCAAAGGTAATAATCCACTTTGCGGTGACTCCCTGACAGTATATGTGAACGTAGAAAATAACATCATTTCTGATGTAAGTTATAGAGCCAGAGGATGTGCAATCAGTGTCGCCTCTGCTTCCATCATGAGTAAGACTATCAAAGGAAAGACAATAGAGGAAGTAGACATACTTTTCGATAAATTTCATAGACTATGCATGGGAGAGGATATAGAGGACGATGATGAGGTAGAAATGCTCAAAGTCCTGTCTGGTGTAAGTAAATTTCCAACCAGAGTGAAATGTGCCACCATGAGTTGGCACGCTATAAAGGAAGCAACGCACAATGAAAATTGAGAATATATCAGTTGACAACACCACATATGCATGGTGCGGAGAGTATTGGATTACGTTAGCCACATGGCAAGAGAAATTTCCAGTAGAAATGCTCTGTATATTACACTATGCGGAGAGAATGTCCCAGATATTCCCATAGTATCCCATTTATACCCAATCATTAAAAAGGTGTAAAAAAACATAGAGCTGATGTAATTAAAATCCACAGACTCCCGTCACGAATCCCCCACACACAAAAAATAATTGAAAATAATTGAAAAAAACGTCAGAAAGTGCTTGACAATCCCTTGACACTAGTCTATTATAGTACTTGTAGGATGGTTGAACACAAAGAGGTTATTAAAGATATGGCTAAAGTTACCACGAAAGAGATGATTGCCCTTATTGACGAAGACATTAAGTTCGCCTTGGAGATAGGTGACAAGGAGTTCGTCGGGTATCTGAAGGAAGCAAAGGCCAAGTTACTGGACGATGAGTACCCTACACGCCATGAAGAATATGATGAATTATTTGGAAAATAGTGCATTTTCTTCTTGACATTCCTTCTAGGATATGCGATAATAAAGATAATGAAGAGAGACTTCTGGAGTGGGAACCACCCACTAGGTCATGTGACACTGCTAGCGCTCTCTGAGGATTTTTGAATGACTGCAATGACTACTCTCTATGCTAAAGGTCGCAAGTTGGGAACCATGAAAGTTGCCTATCTCTGGGGCCTTGGAAGTTACAAGTATGAGATTGAGGTTATGTCTGTGCCAGGCGAAGCACATCGTATTGAGCGTGAGGTCTTTGAGGTTCCTTATGCAGAAGCAATGAAAAAGTTTGAGAAAGTTGTTGACAAGGTAGTTTTATTGTGATATAATGAGTTAAACTTGGAGAGTATCCCGAATGGGCTTTCGTATACTGCTGAATTGCTAAGTGGCCTGATACTCTCTCTTTTATGGAAGACCCGATCCGGCGGGTGCTCATATCTGACACAACGAGCAGTGATAGGTCAGTATCATTGAGGGGTTCGATTCCCCTCTCTTCCTGTATAAAATTCTGAGAGCTCTCTGGAAAGGGGGGCACCAAAACTGGAGTGCTATACCTAAACTATAAATGCAATATATGGTTCCTAACTTATTTTTCATGCAAGGAGAATTGATATGATATATCTCGGAGAACATTCTAAGGTAATTACCAAGTGGTTATTTCGTGCGTATATTGCATGGAGTATTTGTGCAGACATAATCATACTAGGGGGTATTGTCTACCTTTTAGTCAGATAGCCCACCCCCAAAAACTGGCAAAAAGGTCTTGACTTAACTGGGATATTTCTATATACTGATAGATAATATATCTACAAAGGTTTTATGAGGAAAAAATGGATGACTGATTTTTTGAAAGAAATAACGAAGCTAAACGAATATGCTTCTATTGTTGCCGATGGTGTTGAGGCGGGAGATGTGTCGAGTTTTATTGACACAGGTTCCTATATCCTCAATGGTCTATTGAGTGGCACTATATATGGTGGATTGCCTGCAAATAAGATCACCGCATTGGCTGGAGAGAGTGCGACAGGTAAGACATTCTTCCTTATGGGTATTGTGAAGAGTTTTCTGGATAAAAATCCAGATGCAAGAGTCATATACTTTGAGAGTGAAAGTGCAATTACTCGGCAGATGGTTCTTGATCGTGGAATTGATCCGCTTCGTATGGTGATATTTCCCGTCACAACCGTACAGGAATTTCGCACTCAAGCTCTCAAGACACTTGACATGTATCTTGCACTGGATGAGTCTGATAAGTTTCCGATGTTTCTTTGTCTCGACTCACTTGGTATGTTATCTACCACCAAGGAAGTTGAGGACACAGCGGAAGGTAAAGAAACCCGTGATATGACACGGGCACAGGTATTAAAGGCAGCGTTTCGAGTTCTTACATTGAAGCTCGGCCGGGCGAAAGTCCCAATGGTAGTCACGAATCATACCTACGATGTGGTTGGCAGCATGTTTCCTACCAAGGAGATGGGCGGTGGAAGTGGTCTGAAGTATGCAGCCAGTTCTATCGTGTATCTATCCAAGAAAAAAGACAAGGATGGCACAGAGGTTGTCGGTAATATCATTCACTGTAAGAACCACAAGAGTCGTCTGGCCAAAGAGAATAAGATGGTAGATGTTCGTCTGTCCTATGACAAGGGACTTGACCGTTACTATGGTTTATTGGAGCTAGCAGTAAAATACGGCGTTTTCAAATCCGTTTCCACTCGGATTGAACTCCCAGATGGATCGAAGACTTTCGGTAAGACGATCAACAATAACCCAGAGAAGTATTTCACCGAAGATATCATGAAACAGTTGGATGATGCGGCGGAAAGAGAGTTTAAGTATGGAGTAAAGGAGCAGGCGGATGAAGTTGATCAAGCGAGTGACGATTGAGTACTATGAGGATTGGAGTG